CACTACATGCTCAATAACCTTAGAACTATCTGTTTGTTTCTTTGCCATCAGTCTTTAGCTTTCGATAAACTTTTAATAAACTCGTATTCTTTGCCATCGATAATTTTAACATCAATTTCGGCTTCTACTTCACCACAAACTATTTGTGCGTTTTTCATGTTTCGCTCCATAATTCTTTTAGACTTTAAACACTCACTTACAGAATCTTGAATAGTGTGTTCAATTAAAACTCCGTTAGAGAATAAACATAAAGCTAATACTGTTTTAATAATCATTAATGACCCCCATTTCCATTTCCATTTGCAAATTTAATATCCCTTGTAGCATCTTTTAGCTTTTCTACATCTTTCTCTAATTGCGTCACCATATCCTCTAAATGCTCAATCATAATTTTAGAATGTGCATTTTCTTCTAGAATAATCTGATGCTTTTCTACCTGTCCAGCTAAGAATTCCAATAACATAAATTGTTCGTCATCAGCGGGCAAATTTCCCATCAGGCCTCTTGGCCACTTAATTCTAAAATCTGTATTAAGTTCTAAATCTTTTTCCATCAACTCTAGCCTAGTGCTATGTTGATTGAGTGTCTCCATGATCCCGAAATAGGCGTACACGCCCACGGCCACCCCTGCTATGATTGATAACATATTTCGAATGGGCATCGAAATTGAAGTGTCATCTGACAGTTTCACCTAACACCTCCAGCGTTTACGTGCTTGTCTTAATCTTGAATTAGGATCTTTTGCAGCTTTAGGAAATTGTTTCATTTGTCCTGCTGAACGAGCACAATAAGATTTTCTTCTCGATGCTCTTTTTCCTGTAGGATTTTTTTCCGTTACCGCAGTAGATAATTTAGATCCAGGGTTTTCTCGTCGATAACGAGCAACACCTGCGGAAGTCATTCCCGCCCCACTTTTAGTGGAGCGGAAATACTTTTTAGTTTTTGGCGGTTGCTTATCTCTTTTGCGTTCAGCCATGTTTCTTATCCTGTATAGAATACAGTACAAGAACAGTTAGTAACTGTCACGTTAAGATTTGAAGCAAATCTCACTCCCTGTTCAGGGATACCTAAAGAGAAATCTGAACCTCCGCCTTGTACGTTAGCGGTGAATACAGTTGTACCACCGTTTTTAAAAACAATACTACCAGCATTAGTAGCGTCAGGACTAATCAAGACACCTTTTAATCTAGAGTTATTGTTATTTACATTTTGCGCACTAGCATTTGCTGTAAAGCTTTTTGCTAATACATCACTATCGAAGGCCATGATTTACCTCCTTAACTAGACTGTGTGCCGTCGTCTTGAATGTGATAGTAAATCACACCACTTAAAGTTCCACCAGTTGGAGCTGAAGCGCCAACAGTAGCAGTTACTTTTGCTTTTTCAGTTAGTTTAGTTTGATTAGCTACAAGAGTACCTGCTTGACCAGAAGCTACATCTTGTCTTGCATTAATATCACTTCTAGCTTCATTAGCTAAACCATCAATGTCTACGATGTCTGTTCCACCATCATAATCCACAACACCTAGATCGATTGTTGGGCTTGAGCCACCTGTAGCTGCACCTACTGTTAGAACCATATCTATAATAGCGCCTTCAGGAAGAATCACAGGATCTGTGTTAGTTGATGAAATTTGAACATCTGCTGTAGATGCCGCTGCGTTTGCAACATAGAACTGAGCTACCATTGGGATTGAACCCGCATAGGTAATTCTATCTTGATCTCCACCGTTACTTCTTACGAAGCCAGTGAAAGTTGTTTTGTTTGCCATAATAAAACCTCCATGGTTGTATAGACCTCGCCACACAATCTCTATACCGTCTGCTAGCTCAGTTTGTGCGACTTGTTATGCTAGAACTTCAATATGCCATAAAAAAAGGGCGGAGTCAAAGACAACCGCCCTTTCTTGAGTTATATAGGAGGGAACGTTCGATTAAGAACCTTGTGAACCGTATACAGCTCTAGGATCTGAGAAACCGAAAGAATATCTCTCTCTGGCTTTGTATCTCATGTTACCTGTGTCGAAATCACCTTCCATAGCAGTTCTGATAGGTGTTCTTTCAAAGTACTTGAAGCCGTTTGGAGCATCAGTCTTGATAAAGAATGCATCAGTATCTGTTAAGAAGTGGTTGACTACGTAACCCTGAGGAATCATACCTTTGTTTCTCATAGCGTTCACATCATTGTCGGCTGTGCCTGGTCTTAGCTGAGACTGTAATAGTCTTTCAGCTGTGAACTGCAAGTTAGAAGGCACGATTAGTTTCATACCTTGTAATGCAATCTTTAAACCACGCTCGTCAACAAAAGCAGCAATATCAATTAATGCTTGCTCAAGTGATGTTTCGTTTAAGTCCGCATCAGTGGAACTTCTGTTTGAGAAAGTACCTGCCTGAATTGGGTGGCTTGTGTTACATAGTGTTACCCCGTCACCACCAAGCTGTGATGAGCTGAATGCGTTGTTAAGAACAGCAGCAGCTTTTACTTGCTTAGTGTTTGACATTGATCTTGCAAGAGCTCTTGTGTATCTAGCAGCTAGCTTATCGTAGAGGTTATCTTCGATTGCTTCTTCTGTGATTGAGAAAGCTAATGCAATTGTCTCGTGTTGGTAACGAGCTGTGAAAGTTTCGGTCGCTGTATCATAAGAGATACCTGAACCTTCTGTTTTCACTGGTGCTGATCCGAAACCGGATAACATTACCTCTTCTTCGAATGCTCTGTCAGATGACTCAGTATCGAAGATTTCAGCATGTTCGTTTTCGTATCGATCGTATTCCAAACCAAACAGTGCGTTTAGGCCTGGTTCTAACTCTTTAACGAGTTGACTTCTTGATATAGCCATGGATTATACCCCTGCCTTTCCACCTGTGTAGTAGTGAAGGTTAGGTTTCACTATTAGGTTTACGTTGTTAGATGAGGCATCGCTATTGTCAGGATCTTTAGATATACCTACAACAATCCATGTTGAAGATGCGTTAGAAGCGAAAGTATCCACTTCTGCTAAAGATGTTCCAGCAATATTGCTACCTGTAGCGTATGATGTTTCTGCGTTTTCGCCAACATTAGCTACGTTAAATGCACCATTTACTTGAACTTCAAATAATTGGTTTGGATCGTCAATTACGTTTGCAACGATATCTGCTGCTGCAACGCCACCTGGATATCTATTTGAAAAAGTTGGTTTTTGTGTAGTTGGATCTGTGTAGAAACAACCATTGAAAATACCAACAATAGTATCACCAGCAGCATTAGCAACATCAATGTTACCGTTAGCTACGAGTTTGACAGGATCACCTTGGTAGATAGCAGATGCTTCACCGTTGGCAATTGTGTACTCAGTTTGCCCACCGTTGGATACTCCACCACCTACTTTGCCTACGGGTCTGAATCCGAAAGCTGCGTCTTGGTTAGCCATAATAATACTCCTTTTGAGTTTATTGTTATTAATTTATGACATCAGTAGCTAACCCAGGAAATTTTACTTAGGTTACTCTTTACTGGACTTACCACCAAATGTCACTCTACTTTGCCTGTCGGGTTTACTGATCGGCATCCTTGGATCGCTAGCTTTCAAGAGATCGTTGTCCACAGCTTCTTGAGCAGCTCTTGTTTGCTCCTCAAAATGTTCGTTTCTGCTTTCAGCGATTTCAATCGGCACACGAGCCAACAGTAATCCCCCTATTCCTATCACCCCAGCGTGTTTACCGTCATCGATTGTGGGAAGATTCCAGTCAGGATATTCTTCAGCTCTCACTAATTCATATCCTTCCCGAAGACGCTTGTAGACATTAGCTTTGTCATCATAGCCTCTTACAGATTCCCTGATCCAACGGTGTTTAAATCCAGTGGGTGCAGGCGGTGCGTCCAAAGAAGAAGGGTTAACCCAAACTTTTTTACGTTCTGCTTTAACTCTGCTCTCTGTTGCCCTTGGAGTCTTGTTTACCATAATTTACTCCTTTACGTGTTTAGCGTACTCATTTAGAGGTACACCTAAGTTTTTAGCCGTTTGAATTTGTCGAGGTGTCAAACGAACCACCTTCCGTGCATTTCCAGTACCTCGTTTTACAGAAGCCACAGGTTGCACGACTCTGGGCTTACTGGAGGTATTCTCCTCAACAGTTCCACCTTGGTTGAACTTATGAGGGAATTCAGTTTTAATCCTACGATCAATCTCAGTATAGTACTCATCTGAGTTCGGGTCAAACCCTTCTTCTTCAATTAATTTTTTATGAATTGAAAAAGCTGTATAGGTCATTGCCTCATCGCTTCCAAACCACGGATTGTTTTCTGCCCAACTCTTTGCTCGAGGATCGGGGGCAGGATTTTGTTCTTGTTGAACTTGTCTCTGTGGTTGAGGATTAGAAATTTCTTGTTCTCTAGACTGAGCTCTTCGCTCACGATCAACAGTTGCAAGTGCTAATCTTTCTTTGTCTAAAGTTGCTTTTGATAATAGTTCTTGAGCTGCAATAATCTGATCAGGATCATTATTCTCATATGCCTTTTTCAAGCTATCTTTAGCTAAAGCATATTGAGTTTCTACACGAGTTTTAAACTCGTTATAGTAACCATCCTGCATCGTATTGTATTGA